CGAGCCTAAGTGTAAATAGAGCTATGCAACGGATAATGTATAAGTAATCTTCACCTAACCCCATATATATTTATATTTCACAATGCGGAAAGAGTAGATATTATGTCAAACAATCTATAATCTTAATTTCATACCTAATATATTCTTAACCTAATAACTACTATAAAATTCTATAGACTATCTTATATTACTTATACTATAAGCTAGATGAAACCTATAAGTAGAAAGACTATAAATATATTTGTATTAGACTATTGTGTTTTATAAAACTTATAGAATATAATATATACAGAAACAGAAAAACAGTTTCTCATTTAATCAATCAGGTGTATTAACTATAAGGGGTTCAACATGCAACAATCAATTTATGACATCGTTACAAATAGAATTATTGAGAATCTAGAAAAAGGTTCTATACCTTGGATTAAACCTTGGGATACGGAAAATACTTTAGATAGAAACATTAAAACAGGTAATGAGTACAACGGCATCAACCGTATTATTTTAGGTATGTCAGGTTTTCAGTCTAATATCTGGGCATCATTTAAACAGTGGAAAGATTTGGGGGCCAATGTAAAGCTACATGAAAAGGGAACAGCTATTGTATTTTATAAGCCGGTATCCGGTGTTAAAAAGAATGAGCAAGGCGAAGTAGAAACAGTCTATAACTGCGTATTCAATACAAGTTATGTATTCAATGCCGAGCAAGTAGAGGGTATAGAGATAAAACAACGTGAGAATGAAGATAAACCATTCTTAAACAATGTGCATATTGATAACATGGTAAGCAATACGGGAGCTGTTATCCGTCATAGTGGAAACAGTGCATATTACAAAAGAGATGATGATTTTATCAATATGCCGGTTAAAAGTGACTTTAATAGTGAAGCTAATTACTATGCTACTTTATTACATGAATTAACTCACTGGTCAGGTTCACCTACTCGATTAGATAGGACTAAGGGTAAGAGATTCGGGGATACAGCGTATGCTTTCGAGGAATTGATAGCGGAGCTAGGTAGTGCCTTTTTATGTGAAAAATTTGCCGTTAAAGGTGATATACGTCACGAGGGTTATATTCAATCATGGTTACAAGCTCTTAAGAATGATAACAAGATGATATTTAAAGCGAGTGCATACGCTCAAAAGTCTACGGATTACATTGTAGGATTTAAAGCTATGGAGCAAGCGGCTTAATAGTTATAACTGATAAGAGATTCTAACCAGTCTCTTATCGGATTCTAACTAGAATCATTATCTAACTTTATAAGGGGTATTACTATGAGACGTTACAAAACAAAACAATCTAATCCATCAAGGAAGATTGTAGTAAGAGATTTTTCCAATAATGCTACGTTTACTTTACAAATACCATTTTCTACCGGTAGAGAGTTTTCTATTGGTGCTATTCAGTTTGTAGATAGTGGTAATCAATACTTTAAACCAGTGCAAACCATACCCGCTTCATGGTATGTGAACCTAAACGTATGAGGGGTTATCCATGATTAAAAATAAACAATATTCTAAGATTAAATATATAGAACCTATTACCGTTGAGATATGGTTATCAAAAGGGACTATTAAACCCACATGGTATGGTGAGGAAAATACCTATTATGTTAATGAATTCGGTATTGAGTTTTATTGTAAGAATTATCCTAGTCAATATGGTGAGGTGATAGCATGAATATGAGATATGAAATTAAAGAAGAAGAATTACCTAATGATGAATACGATAATGAGTTAAACACTTGGTATATCTTGGATAGTGAGACCGATACAGTTTTACACAATAAATGGTTTGATACTGAAAAGAGAGCCTATGATTACTTACAACACTTTTTAAACGAGGAGATAGCATGAAAACTAAACTAGATACATTCTTTGAATATCTTTGGGGGACTGTCTTTATGGTTCTTATGGGTTCTTTACTTGCACTTGTTTATATTTATGCGAAAGGGTTTTAATCATGGAATATATTATCAAGCAAACTATTGAAGTAATAACAACTGTAATTGCTGATGATGCGGCTCAAGCTCTTAAAATGTTAGATAACTTAGATATTGATGATGCAGACCAAGTAACTATTCTCGAAACTGAAATAGAGACTATTGAAGATTATGAGGAATCTTTTAAATAGTCTTTAAATCAATTATCATCATTTTATAGGGGTATGTATTACCCCTTTTCTTTTAACTCAATGTAGGGGGTTTATATGCGATTTGAAGATAGGAAGGGAATTAACTTAATCAGTAGTGGTTATTCTGGTCAATGGAAATATTTAAGAACGACTGATACTAGTAACCTAGAACCTGTATCGATGCCATTTAATCGGTTTCAGATATGGTTAGGCAGATTGTTAACCCAGTTAGGTCTGTAATTACCTTACGCACATACGATTATTTATAGGGAGACTTGACAGTCTCTCTTTTTTTTTGTAGTATTTATCTCATTACGGAATCGTAACCCGTTAGTATTCAAAGCCTTTAGAGTATATTTTAAGGGCATAGGAAAGTAAGCCAGTTTATTTTCTTATGCTGTTACGAACTTAAGATATACCCTAAGGGCTTTTTTTATTGCCGAGTTACATCCGTAATCTTCGGGACTTGTAACCCAGTCCGTCCTAACGACATGACACAGTTAATAGGGATAAACAGGTAATCTATAACCTGATAAACGATGGTGTTAGTCTTTAAAAAAAAGACTCATTTCCCGTATATAACATATAAGGGGTTTGGTTTTTATATGCTTAATTTTCTGTACCTGAAGTATGCTTGTATCGTGGTTCTAAGGTCGATGACAACAAAGACGTTCTCTATTTTGAAAGAGAATAGTTAGACTAGTCCGTACTTGTATACCTGTGACTTAAA